TTCTGGATCACGAATCAACCCGTCAGGCACACCAAACTTTTTAGCAAGATGTGCTGCCGTTTCTTCTGAATTGATTAGTAGGTTAAGAACCTCCGGCCCAAAGGTGCCAAGAACCATCTCAAGAAACCGACCAACAGATGATATATCTGCGTTAGCCTGTGCTTGTGCTAGTGGAGATATAGACCTAACCTTAATCTCACGACCATTAACATTTGGTATCTCAATGCGGCCCTGCTTCTTGAGAATGTAGATAACGCGCTGCAATACTGGCTGCACTAGCTCTGCTTGCAGTCTGCCAAACGCAGAACCCATACGCCTAGATAAATCAGCCATACGTTCCGCAACCTCAGTAGCAGACGCAGGAGTTTTGTCTGGATTGCCAAGCATGTCATTATACAACGCACGTTTGATGTTTAAGCGCATATCAGAAAGTATAAGCTGAGATACACTAAAGTCTCCTGCTGCAGCAACGGGCTGTAACCCATTGGAACCAATAGCCTTTGGTATAATAGACCCCGGCACTAAGGATATAGTATCAGGATTAATAACGCCATCATCATCCATTTGATACACGCCAGATATAGCCATCTGTGCATTTTCTAAGATTAACTCAATCGTTAGGTTGGTTGTCTTAATAGCAGACAGCGCATTGATAAGAGGGCCACGACCATAGACTTCGCCAGCGCACTTAGACCAACGAAAACAAATAAACGGATTAGCGCCATTGCCCTTAAGTTCACGTTTGTAAATCACGCTTTCGGTAGTCATGCAGTAAGCGTAACTCATATACACTTCTTGGTTTTTCTGTGAGTAATCACGGCAAACCAACTCAAGTACAGTCGTTGTATCTTTACCGCCGTTACCCATGCGGTTTTGTATTTGCTCATTCATTTCAGCGTCAGGATATAAAACCTGCAACTGGTTGTATCTAATGCCCTTACGCTCACGGTAGATGTGATCTATCCGATCATCGGGGCCAGTATCCAAAACAACATGAGGCAAAGGAATAGCAGAAAAGCGTATTGGATTAATTGCATCGCCTTCTTCCGCAACCAAAACGCCAGTGCCTACAGCTAAATCCATAAAGGATTCATGCACTTCTTGGCTAAAGTTAGAGTTCTGCAACACCTCAAATACATAGTCAGTGACTTCATCAAGGTCATTATTAACAGCATCACGCTGTTCTTTAGGAACCTCAGAGCCAGCAGTTAGATCAGCCCAACGCGCAAAGTTAGGAACAATGCCCGACTGCAATCGGGATGCAAACTCTTGCACACCAACAACTGCAGTCTCGTCAAATATTTTATCATCGCGTCTTTGCCCTACGCTTTCATAATAAAATGACTCACGCTGGGGAAGAGAATACTCATAGCACTCTTCAAACAAAGGTATAAAGTTTTCACGCTTGGCTTTTGCCTTAGCGTAATGCTCGTAGTAACCTTTAGCTATTGGATCATCTATCATAATTGAAACCTGTTATAAAACCCAGCGCCACCACCAGACTTAGATCGCAGTAAAGAGCGGCGACCACGCGATCCGCTTCTAAATCTTTTAGCCGTAGTTTGCTGTATAGTATCTTCTGTAGCTTTGCGCTTTTCTTCTGCCAACTCTTCGTTAGCTTGAGTAGCCAAAGACTCAATGTCGCTTGGCCCTTCATCTACCATAGGCGCACCAGCTTTTCCTAACGCGCCTCCAAAAACATCTGTATTAAGGGGCGTTAGTTTATTTTGAATACGCTCTAACTTTTTCATTGCTTTACTTACGAATTTGCACATAGCAATCTCCTTTGTTGGTTAGCGATAAGCACAACACAGAACAATCAGCAACGCACAATTACATACGCGCCCATAGTCCCTGTCTACGCTTGGGACTACTACGCTTGGCAAATACATCAAAGTCCCTCTTGGCAACAGATGGCCTAGCTGCTTTTTGATTATTCATCAAGGCCCGACCTTCGCCAGCACCCAACAGCATATACTGCAGCGCATCGTGAATGTGACTAAACATATTCTTGTCAGGCTTATCTGCGTATCTCTCGCCAGATACTTCCATGCGGCGATACTGGTATCCACCCTCAAAGCCCTTGATAAGCTGAGAACAACGACGATCTACTAGAAAAGCGGGTTTGCCTTCTGTCATTTTGTTAAGCTGCGAAGATACCGACTCAAGGCGCAAATCCACGGAATTAGACGGGGCGGGGAATGCTCTAAGGCCAGCACCTCTAAGTATGTGGAACGGGGTAGATTCGTCGGTCTGCGCCCGAAAGTCACCCGCAGGATCACCATAAATAATAACCTCAGAACACTGAGAAAATCTAGTAGCAATCTGCTCACGTAGAACTTCCGCAAACCTAACAATACCCATGTCAAACGCAACGACTTCATCCTGTACTAACCACCTACCTCTAACCTTTTGACCCATAGTAGCCGCAGGAGTTAAACCAAAATCCAAACCAATATACAAAGGATAACCAGCAGCAACAGGGATTTCCTCTTTAGCAACGTGTGTGTCGGTAACAAACATAGGATAGATTGGCTTGCCGTCCTGTATAGAACCCAAGCGATTCATAACATAAACATCTATCCAACTTTTAGTCTTACCTTGAATAAGATTAGGATAATAAGACCCCATCATGTTCTTGGTATTCTCTGCGCTCTTACTAGGCTTGTAGGCATCAACCTCATTCTCGTCGTTCTTAACCTCAATCATAGCAGCGGGTTGGGTAAAGAATGACCAGTTGTCAGGTTTAACCAACATCTTGGCTTGCTCTCGCGGTATGTGATCTGGAATCGGAACCTCACCAGACATGATCGGCCACCAGTGATCTTCCTCTGGTGCATTGGTATCAGCAATAACTCCTGTCCAAGACGGCCCTCCCTCACGCATAGAAGGAAAGCGACCAACGCGCATAGTACACGCATCCATAATAGATTTTGGTATTTCTCTAGCCTCATTAACCCAAATGCCAGTAAGCTCTAATGACAATAACTTCTTAACGTCTTCGGGCCTATCAAGAGCTAAGAATAAAACCTCAAGATCAATGTCACCCTTTTTAATGTGATGAGTATAAGGAACCGACCAAGTAAACTTACCCCAATCGGATTCTGGGAACCAATCAAGCCAAGTCTTAATAGTAGTGGTTCTAAGTTGTGGGTTGGTATTACGAATGATTGCCCATCGGCTTCTGCGTATACCCTTGCTATTCTTTTCCTGACCAAGCGCCCTGCGGAATACCTCAATGCAGCAACCAACAGACTTGCCAGAACCTACAGGGCCGCGAATGCCACGAAAGAATGTATTGTCTTTCATAAACGCCTTAAGCGTTTCTCCGTCTGGTTTGTATTTAAAATCAACCACAGTACTGTCTGCCGAACCTCAACATTCTATCAACAGTCTCAGGGGCCATGCCGTCAATCATCTTATCGCATTCCCTGTTAGTGGCAAACTCCAATGGCACATACGTTAGATGAACCTTTCTAACTATCTGCCTAAGTACTTCTAACTCTGCTAGGGAAAGGGTAGATATAAAACTCATGTACGATACTGCCTTACTTTTTTAGCAATAGCTTTCGGTTGAGCCACAAACTGCTTACCCTTAGCCTTGCCCTTTCGTTTAGCTGCGGTTGTAGCTGCATATTCAGAATCACTAAGAGCAGCAATAGCTTTACTAGGTAAGTACCGTTCGCCAGTGTCACTAGATCGCTTGCCCGACTTGGTGCGCCACTTCTGCTTGCCCCAATTTAATAATGATCTCTGAGGCTTCTTCATTTGTAACCGCCACCCGCAGCCTTATAACGCTTGGCTAACAACTGAGCCTTACGCGCCGACCACTTGCCAGCAGCAGTACCTTGAACATTCGCAGCCTTAATGCGCTTGAATAAAGACTTCCGCATTGTGGGCTTGGTGTAATTACCAGCAGCATTAACCGCCATTACTTTTTCTTCCCGCCTTTAGGCTTCTTAGGAGGACGACCAACTGTAGTTCCGTAAGTTCCTTTACCACTAGGCATTTGAATTTTCCTTTTTTGCTTTGTTCCGCTTACTAATTGCTCTAGCCTTCGCCCTTGCGTCAGCTTTTGACGATGCGCCCCATACCTTTAGGCTAAGAAGAAGGCGAGTTGGCTTTCCTTTTTCGTCCCTTTCGGGGCCTTTCATGTTTCCCATCCGTGCTAGAAAGCTGGCTCTTCTTGGGTTGTCTCCGC